AGCGCATGATCTGCTCTGGACATTCCTCATACAATCCTAAGTTCAGCTTTTTAAGGAGTGTACTACTCTTAAAGTTACCTCCGCCTAGGTTAAATACAAATGATACTAGAGCATCGTATTGACCTTGGCTTAGCGGGACATTTACATACTTCTTAACGATTTTACCGTGCTCAACGATATCCTCGATAAGAAGGCGTTCTGCCTCTTCAACAGTAATCTTTTGACCTGATCTGACGCCTTTGCAGCTGCCATAGCCTATCGTCCATTTTCCAGCGGGGCATCTATAAGAATGTACTAAGCCATCATCCTGTAGTTTATGTAGGCCTTCAAACTTCTTTATAAGCTCTATAGCTTCTTGGGATACTTTTTCTGGATGCATGTTAACTCCTATGCTGCCCGATATCTCTGTGCATCAGCAGCTATGTTTAGAAGATCATACGATTTATTGCCTATGACCTGACCTTGCGGAGTAAAGTAAGTTTCGCTCAACATTCCTTGAGGGGTCATGTTACGATTTACGATTGATCCATTTGCCGTTATCTGGTTTTTCAGAAGGCGTCCCTGCTGATCAAAGGCATTTACAATCCCTTGATATTGCTGACGAGCTGAGTCACTTAACATACTACTTTGGTCTTGCAGCATGGTGCGAACATCGTTCACGGTCTGAGCATAATTGTTCTGCATAAGACCCGCTGTTGAGTCAAAACCTTGTTGGGTTAGATCTTGAATATTTGAAAACCCTTGTTGGTTTGCTCTCTGTATATCCGCAAGGCTAGTAGTCATACTACCAAGAACATTCCCGTTAGCATCCAGTTTTGTTTGTAAAAGGTTGCCTTGAGCGTCTAGAGTATTCTGAATAGTGTTTCCTTGTGCATCAACCGTGTTTTCAATTAGGTTACCTTGAGCATCGAATGCGCTCATTGCTTCCTTACTTACTTGTCCTTGACCCGCAATGATCTTGTCAGTCATACTTTGCTGACCCGCTCCTAGAACATTAGTCATTCGCCCTAGGTCACGCGCCACATCGCCAGCCATATTGGTCATGCCTGTCTGCATTGCTGCCCTAGCATCGTCAGCCCGTGTAACGTCTTCACCATATCTGGATACATAGTCATCAAATGATGATTGGAACCCTTCTTGACCAGCCTTTAACTCGCCCTGAGTAGCAGAAAGATCTCCGTAGTATGTGTCTTGATTAGACGAGAGATCGCTTAAGTCTTCCGCAAGCGTTCCTTGACCCGCCATTACACGATCCCCTTGACCCGTAATGTTCTCGTCTATGGTATTAAATGCGCTGTTCAAAGCAGTGTTTTGAGCATCAAACGCGCTACCTGTTGCTCCAAATCCCGCATCAACCGCACTTTGAACGCCGCCCACACTATTGTCTAATGTATCAAAGCGCCCTGTCGCATCTGCAAACCCTTGATCCACGTTTCCTGACAACGTACTTATGTCTCCACGGGTATCCGCAATGCCTTGTCCAAGAGTACCTTGACCAGATATAATATCTGACTGTCCTGTTTGTAATCCACCAATACCAGTAGACAATCCACTTAGAGAATTTCCTACATTAGCACCCAGCATGTCTATTGCGCCGTATAATCCAGAACCATAATCATCACCGGATCCTGCAAAACCAATTTGCTCCCCTAGCGTATTTTGACCAGTTTTAAGGCCACTAATTCCCAAGTTAGCTGTCCCAAGATCTTGGATGAGGCTATCGATATCTACACCTTGACCTTCTAGGGTTGCTCCAAGAGCCTCCATATTTACCCCACCAGCTGCGAGACGGGCAACCAGATCATCGTATTGCGCATCTCCTAAGCCTGTATAGGTGGTGTTATAAGTTTTTTTACTTCCGCCGCACATTCTAACATTCCTTTGCAGTTATATAGCCAATTTTATCGTAACCGTTTCTGAGTAAGAACTTCTCGTACCCACTTGTTGCGGTGCCTGATGAAGTGGCTACACAAACTTCGATAGCACCTTTTCGTTTTGCCCAAGCTTCAAATTGGGCGAATAAGATTTTTAAAGAGTGAAAGGCATATTTACGCTTATTTGGCTTGATATATACGCCTAGATCACTAGCGCCTATTTTATCGGAGAAATAAAATTCTCCCACAGTACCCATCATATATCCAATAAGCTTTGTATTTTCTTCTACGACCCAGCAAAACATTTCGTCGTTAATTGCAGACAGTACCAAGCCCATTATTTTCTTTTCAGAAAATCCTTGATTTTTCGCTAAGCATGTTTGCTGGAATGTTTTGCAAAGTTTGATGACTTGAAGAGCGTCTTCTATCTTTACGGGTCTAATCTTAATATTCATTGTTACATTAGATATTACATTAATTATACCACCAATGCAAGCTTTATGTAATATGTTCTAGACGATTTTCTAAGTCTTCTATTCTATAAGTTGCTTCTTGTAGAGCCGCCCAAAGAAGTGGGACCAAAGCCCCATAATCTACTGTTTGGTAAACGGGATTTCTTGCATCATCGACCCGATCTTTTTTACCTGTAACGGCGTATGCAGCAACTTTTTGAAGCTCATGTGCAAGAAACATATCTCTCTCAAATAACTCATCATGCTTAATACCCGTCTTAGGCTTTACGGACATTATCTTTTCTAGGGGTCTCTCGACTTCCCCGTGAATTGTCTTTGCGCGATAGTCGGAAGTTGTGTTGAATGCTGTAGCTGAAACAGAGGAGTCAAATGTACCCGTCCCAACAACAGATAAATTCCCGCCTATAGAAGCTCCTCCAGAAGTAAATAGATTTAACCACTTTTTGTTGGTTGTACCTAAACCATAGGTGTCCGTATCTGCGAGATCTGGAACAATGGCGCTTTCTGATTTATTTATATGGACTAAAGGGTGCCATACTGCTGCTCCTGCTGTATTATCTACACAAATATGCAATCTATCAGTAGATGTATTTACCCAAATACTTCCAACAGTATATCCGTCAGCTGAGTCATCCCCCGTAGTAGGATCAGTTGTGGCTGTATTGTTATTTTTCCCGCCAACTCCCCCATTAGCTGCTGGAAGATATCCACTCACAGATGAATTAAGAGGGATTTTAGGGCCATCTCCAGTAGCGCCTGTATGCGTATGACCTGTAGTTCCATCAAACGCACTTAAGAGCTGATTAAATTCATTATTAAGAGAGCTAGCTGTAATATCCAAAGACGGTTGAATAGCACTAGCTGATTGTCTGGTGTAACCTGCCATTTATCTTCTTCCTGCTTTACTATATTCCAAAACCAACCCTTGGATTGTGTATGGATCAAATATGCCATCAGTCACGAATGTAGCTTGAACACTAAATCCACTACCTTGAATGTCATTGACCATTACAGGCTTACTGGTGCCATCGTATTTAACATTATCTCCGCCGTAGGTTATGTTTCGACCTCCATAAACAACCGGAGCACCTGTAGATGTCTGAGTGTAATCCGCTGGTTTTGGAGTGTCCGGATCTGACCAATCGTACTGAAGGACGAGGTTTAACGTAAATGGTCCTTCGGCACGAATAAACGTATTCATCTTATGTATGGTTTTACGGATCTCCGTATCTCCCATATCTAAGTAGGGAGTACTGTACAAAGCAATTATATTTTGACCCGCAAGACTATTTCCATTTTCTTGGCGATATACCTTGCCATCATATCCACCATGTAGAATATATTCTGTTGCCCCGATAAATTCAGAAGTTACCACAGCAGCTTTAAATCCCAGCAACTCAGAATATTCCCATTCAATTGAGCCGCCTTTAAACACAATTCCGCCTAAAATACCTTTGCCTTCTCCGGAGCTTCCTCCAAAAAAATATCGGACTTGAGATTTAGATCTAACTACACAAGAACTTAGTGTACTCAAATCTTCACTTTTAATGATATCAATTAGCTTACCCTGTATAGGTCTAGAGATAGACTCAAGTTCCACATCCCCAATTCTTGATGTTCCGGCACAAGGCCGTAATCCATCCGGAGCTAGGAAAATCAAATCTCCACCAAGCTCTTGAACTGAATCTCTAGCAATACATCCCACATTCGCTGTGACAGGCTCAGATTTAAAAGGCGCTGGTGGATTAGATTGAGTATCCGCTGAGTACTTTTTGATGGCATTTTGACCAAATACAAACAAATTGTCCCTAAAGGGTTTAATCTGAACTATCTCAAATCCAGCTGAGTATTGTTGTGCACCATCTGCATTATTCCAATTAAATGGATTGTTGGGAGCAGAATGGGAAAACCCCGCTTTATATGATTGATCACCACCCATGAATATGTGATTTTCAAATACATCAATAACTTCTGGAGCTGCATAACACTGATCTCCGCCAGCAGTAATTGCAGCAGGATCCCCGGATATAGCATAAGTATTAGATGGGTTTAAGTATCTCCAGTTAGCGCCATCAAATATTACCGCGTTGTTTATGCCATCAACGAAGGCAATAAATGATCCAGAAACTTGTGGAGATGCAGTTCGTGTACCAAAATTGAATTGAACATGCCGTATCCGACCTATAGTCTTTGTGCCAGATACAGTATTGTGGGTTAAGCCTGTATTAATTTTAGTCCAGCCAACTAGTGGGGTATACTTCCAGAATGAGTAAGTCGTTGCTCCAACATCCTTACGTGCAGCGATAGGGTAAGGATTGCCCAAATTTTCATTGCGGTACATAACCAGACCTAATATTGGCCCTTCAGCTAAATCTGCATCATTACTATCTTTAGCCTGTACTTCTTGTCCGTATCCTCCAGACAGATATGTTTCTGTCGTGTCGTAGTAATCAAATCCTTCAATGCGCCTGTATCCTCCAAATAGGCTAGGCTCATAGTTGGTCAGTCTGGTTGCAGCCCCATCCATGTTCTCTGCCAAATCCAAATGGTTCTCATTTGAGTTTAGCCCCCCAGAACAGATGAGCTTATATGTTTCTATACGATCCACTTAAAAACTCGCATTGATGGATTTATATAAAGGGGCGCTAGCTCCGCCGCCGAACTGTACTCGCGTATCCACTACGCCGCTAAACTTATTAATGTATTGGCTTTTTAGATCTGCTACAGCTTGCATAAAATTAGCCTTAGCTAACTGTGCAGCCTCTGGATTATCTTTCAACATATACATATGATAAAGAGCGCCTTCGATAATGGTAGGTTCCAAGGCGTTTGGGTATATTATGTTTCCTGTAATGGTATCATCATAGTTAACC